GATCACGACAGACTGTACAAGATACAGACCTACTCGTTTCATGATGCAATCATTACTGTAACTGAGGCTTGCTATGGGCGTACTGAGATTGACCCACCTACCAAGCCTAACAAGCACGGTCATACACAATCCCCTACAGTACACACTGATGGCACTGAGCATTACTACAAGTATACGCACTGGGAAGAAGCTATTGCTGTAGTGCCTTTGCACTTTGATTATGCTGATAACCTGACTGAGGCTGATAAGATACAGATAGTGCTTGATACTGTTGATGCCTTAAAGAAAGCGTATGCTTCGTATCCTGATGGGGAGATCAACATTAGTTGGACTATGCGTAGGAACTGTATCAATCAAGATTAACGTCGGATTATCCGACACTAAATGGGGAGTAACTAATGAACATGCCAAGCAATCAATACAACCTAGATCACATCACACCTCTGTCAGAAGAACGGCAGAGGCTTATGGATGCAGTAGAGGAGTCACAGTGGGAGGGTGACATATACAATGCTGACCTACTCAGCACAGAGCTATACCTAGTTAATGAGTGCATAACTAAGGGGGAACTGTATGCGCCCCTTTTTTGATCGTGTAATTAGTTTTGTGTTACATGCCTTGATAACGATAATATTTGTATGTGCAGCTATAGGGATGTTTTGATATGACCAAAGTAGAAGAGCTTAAGAGTACACACACAATACGCAAGGCTTGTGACTTCTATATGCGTACACCTAAGTTCGCTGCTTTGGGTGGTAAGTCACAGTATGACTACGAGCGTAACCTTGCGTTTGCCTGTAATACTTCTGTGCAAGGCGGTAAGTATCTAGGCAATATCAAACTAAAAGACATACAGTTTTCTAATGTGACTGTAGCTTATGATCTATGGCAAGTTAAACATGGTGTAAGGGCTGCTAACTACATAGCTACCTGTTTGAGCATTGTGCTTAACACGGCTAGAAGGCATGAGGTACTACTATCAAACCCTGTGTCTTTGTTGGATCGTGCCAAGCCCAAGCCCCGCAAAGTCAAGTGGACTACACCACAAGTCAAACTGTTTCTTGACACGGCTTATGGTAACTGGGAGTGGCGCAGCATTGGGTTGATTGTGCATATGGCTTTCCATTGGGCGCAACGTGTCGGTGATATGCGTTTGCTTGGATGGGATGCGTTAGACTTAGAGAACGCTGTGTTAGACTTGGAGCAAAGCAAACGTGGTGCAGACGTTCATCTACCCATACAGGGGGGCTTGCTGCCTATGCTTAAACAGCAGAAGGAGGACTTTGGGTTCCTACCCTATGTAGCACCTAGAGTTAAGCCTAGAGCAGGGGCATACACGCCCTACGATGACGTTGAGATTTGTGGCTTAGTCAATGAGGTCAAAGATGCTGCTGGGCTACCCAAGGCATTGACAGCTATGGACTTGAGGCGCACAGCTATTACGCAGATGGTAGAGAATGGTGTTGATGTTGTTGGTATCATGCAGGTGAGTGGACACAGTAGCCCTCAGAGTGTGATGCCCTACTTGGTTAATACCTTGGCTGGTGCTAAACAGGCATTGTCTAACAGAGAGGATGATTTGATATGAGCATACAGAAATATGTAGATGACTTAGACTTAGGTGAGGGTGACACTGTAAGAGGTGACTGCCCTGACTGTGGTGGTAACAATACATTCACTGCCAATAAGTCAGGTGGTGCTGTCTTGTATAACTGCTACAAGCTAGGCTGTAAGATCAGTGGTATCCATACTGTAGGCATGACTGCTGCTGACATTGAAGCACGTATGAATGATGTTCCTAAGCCTAAGCCAAAGGCTGAAGCCATGATATTGCCTGAGTATATTGTGCCTAGTGGTAGTGGCCTTGATGTATTCAGAGACAAGTGGGACTTACATGACCAAGGCTTGATGTATGACCTTAAAGATAAACGTGCTGTGTTCCCTATCTTTATCAATGGTGTTCTGATTGATGCTGTAGGCAGGGCATTGGCTGGGGCAGAGCCTAAGTGGTTGCGCTACACTGGCAAGGCTAACTACTTCCTTGCAGGTACAGGCGAGACCGTGGTTGTTGTTGAAGATGTTATCAGTGCTATCACTGTAGCCAAGCTTGGCTTTGTTGGTATGGCTATCCTTGGCACCTCTTTAAGTGTTGCACATATGGAACAGTTGGGTAACTATTCTCAGGTCATCGTAGCGTTAGACCCTGATGCTGCACACAAGACCTTGAAGTTCAGACAAGAGATAGAGGCGTGGACAGGGGTTGCCACTACTGCATTAAGACTTGACGATGACATAAAGTATCGTGTAGAGTCAGACATTGATAGGCTGAAGGAGTTTTTGTAATGATACAGAGAGATACGTACCAAAAAGTAGTGCAGGAACAGGAAGCATGTATGAGTAAGCTAAAGAGAGTACAGAAAGAAAACGAGAAGCTAAGAGAAGGCCGTGAACTGTTGGAACGTGAGAGAGACTATTGGGAGAACCAAGCCAAGAAGCTAGAGGCCCAGCTAAGACTATGGAAAGGTACTGCACCATGACACATAAAATTGTACCGTTAGCTATCTTAGTTGTATTAGCTTTTTATGTAGGCTTTTCTGTAGGCATAGAGGTTGGAGCATTGCGGGTGGTTGATTTATGAGTGATGAGGTAAAGGATGCTGCACAGGTACAGGCAGAGCAAGCCTTTGATGGCTTTATGTACTGGATGAAGAAGGGTACGCTATGGTCTTGCATAGTCCTTGGCCTTGTAGTATTCGGATGTAACTCTGGTGTTGAGGATGACGCCTACCCTGCATACAATGGTGAGCAGTATGCACCAACTAACATGGGAGAATAGTAATGATTACAACAACATACGTGGATCACATGGGCAGTGACCTATCTGTAGTTAATGCAGCACGTGTATCGTTTGGTAAGAAGAGCGAGGCATTAGGTACATCAGGTGCAGAGGGTGGACATATGACCCCTATCCTACATGATCAAGACAAACGCCTAATTAAATACCTAGCCAAGCACAAACATATGTCACCCTTTGGTCACGCCTTTGCGTCCTTCCATGTCAAGGCTCCCATCTTTGTAGCTAGGCAGTTAGTCAAGCATAAGTTCCTACGTTGGAATGAGATTAGTCGTAGGTATGTAGATGATAAGCCTGAGTTCTATGAGCCTGATGAATGGCGTGGTAGGGCTGATGATAAGAAGCAGGGTAGTGCGGGTGCAGTAGAGTCTGTACCTGTAGGTGCTTTAAAGGTTCAAGGGTATTGCCTAACAGCTTACCTAGACCTATTGTCTAGTGGTATCTGCCCAGAGCAAGCACGTATGGTGTTGCCACAAAGCACCATGACTGAATGGTATTGGTCAGGTAGCCTTGACGCCTTCGCTGATATGTGCAATCTACGGTGCAAGGCTGATACTCAATACGAAACAACTAGGGTTGCTGAGTGCATATCTTTGGCTATGCAATCTTTATTCCCCTTATCATGGGAGGCACTAATACAATGATGGAGCTATCTCTAATTAGAACCCTGCACGATCAGGAGTTCTATGAGGATCACAAGGGGGTGAAATGCCCTGACAAACTATTCACTAAAGACATACGTAAGATCAAGCGTGTCTTAGATAATGCAATGGAGAAGTATGACCGCACTATATCTACCTCAGAGCTAGAGGCTTTGTTCTTCTCTGAGTACAGCACTATGACTACAGCTAACAAGGTTCTATACGAAGGGCTGTTCACCAAGCTACGCAAAGAGATGCCTATGTCTATTGATGTAGCCTCTGATGTACTGTCTCGCATGTTTAGGCAGCACGTTGGGGAGCAGGTAGCTAACTTAGGTTTTGACTACGTTAACGGTAAGCTTACTTCCCTTGAGCCACTACGTCAGGTACTAGAGGCCCATGAAGATAACTTTATGCCTAACATGAATGTTGAGTGGGCAGACATTGACATTGATACAATCCTTGAGGCTGGCAACACACAGTCACAGTGGAAGTGGAATATACCTAGCCTAGCAGGGCGTATAGAGGGCATCAGCAGTGGACACTTCATCATTGTGGGTGCAAGGCCCAACACAGGTAAGACAAGCTTCCATGCGTCTACTATTGCATCACCTAAAGGTTTTGCAGAGCAGGGTGCTAAGTGTATGGTGCTGTGTAATGAGGAAGAGTATGTACGTGTAGCTGAACGCTACCTGTGCGCTTCTGCCAGTATGGATACAGATGAGATTAAGTCTAACTATGCGCTGGCTGCTGCGAGGTACAAGAAGGTACGCGATAAGATCAGCATGTTTGACAGTACAGGTAAGGACTTAGGTTGGGTAGAGAACATCATAAAGCATAGTAAGCCCGACATAGTTGTACTTGACATGGGTGATAAGTTTGCTGTAAAGAGTAGTGACAAGTCAGATGTGTATCTCAAGGCTGCTGCCATCCATGCTCGTAACATA